AAAACTGGATGGTGTCGGAAGATGGCTTTGTAGGTAGTGGTTCTGAAGCCATTGTTCGCTTTGATATGTACTCTGATGGTGCTGGTCTTCGTCTTGAGGCTATCGCAATCACCAAGCTGGTAGAGTACGAACAGAATGCAACAGCGGCTGAATCAGAGTTTGCTGATGTCTGGGATATGTAAAGCCTAGACTATTGACTACCCCCTAGAGCTAATCATATGGTTCTAGGGGGAACCAAAGTAAGTCCAGAAACAAATAAGGTAAAGTAAATGCAAGTATCTTTGTACGCTAAACACGAACTTGACGTTGGTATCGACAACGAGGTGTGTGTTGCTCAGAATGAAGTAGAGTACCTTGGGGACTTTGCAGAGATTATCTTGCAGTTCACACGGGCCGTAGGATATACCTACATCAAGCAAGTCGTGTTTGTTAAAGACAACAATGAAGAAGTGGTGACTGCACGGTGATTACCGCAACCTACGTTGACCATATGGGGAGTGACCTTAGCGTTGTTAACGCGGCTAGGGTTTCTTTCGGGAAGAAGAGCGAGTGGGCTGTCTGTTTTCTTCCGGGAATTCTTATGGAGAAAGATACTAAACTAATCCAGTACCTTGCCAAACACAAACACTACTCTCCCTTTGGACATTGCTTCGCATCCTTCCATATCAAGGCACCTATCTTCGTAGCCCGACAGCTAGTCAAGCATGAGTACTTGCGTATGAATGAGATTAGCCGTCGTTATGTCGATAGTGAACCTGAGTTCTATGTCCCTGAAGTCTGGCGTGGTAGGGCTAAGGATAAGAAACAAGGGTCTGATGGTGTAGTTGCCCTAGAGTACCATTGTGCTTACCACGGAAAACACATCAAAGACTGGTGGCAAGAGGAGCTTGAGTGGTCTGAAAACTACGTACCGGAGTATAGCCTTTTAGACAAGGTTCAAGATGTGACAGAGGATTACCTCTCTCTGTACAACACACTCTTAAAAGCCGGTGTAGCCCCTGAAATGGCCCGTATGGTCCTGCCCCAGTCAATGTATACAGAGTGGTACTGGTCAGGTTCTATGGATGCCTTCGCTAATATGTGCGTTCTTCGACTTAAAGAGGATACTCAGTACGAAACGCGACTTGTAGCACAACAAATCGACAAAGTAATGCAGGAACTGTATCCTGTCAGTTGGCAGGTTCTTGTTCATGGATAAGCCAGTGGTAGTAAAGACCTTGTTAATTGATGGCGATATTATTGGGTACAGGGCTGCTTTCTCTGTAGGTGACTTAGGTTATCCTTGGGAAGTAGAAGCTAAGATAGATGACCTGATGGACTATATCATTGGAGAAACTCTTGTGTTCTCTAATGGGGATGACTACACAACATATCTGACTGGAAGGAATAACTTTCGTCATGACATCGCTGTGACTGCTGAATACAAAGGCAATCGTAAGTCAACCCCTAAGCCTGATATGCTTCCTGTTGCTAGGCAGTATCTAGTAGACAACTATCGGGGTGTAGTTATCAATGGGCAAGAGGCAGATGATGCTATCGCTATCGAAGCTACAAAGAATGACCCTGAGACGACAGTTGTTGCATCTATCGACAAAGATATGCTACAGATACCTTGTTGGCACTTCAACTTCGTAAAGGGTGACTGGACCTTTGTTGAACCTGCTGATGGTACTAAGTTCTTCTATAAGCAAATCCTCACTGGTGATGCAGCAGATAACATCAAAGGTTTGCTCCGAGTTGGTCCTGTGAAAGCAGATAAACTCTTGGAAGGGTTGACTGACGAGAAAGAACTGTATGAGGCTGTAGTTAAAGCCTACGATGGTGACGAGGGCCGTGTCCTAGAGAACGCTAGGCTCTTGTGGTTGCGTAGGGAAGAGGGGCAGATGTGGCAGCCGCCAGAGTAAGTAACGTAAGAGCAAGGGCCATCAAGAATGGTTATCGCTCTGGCCTTGAGGAGAAGGTTGCCAAACAACTAGAGGAAGCTGGGGTTCCCTACGAATACGAGAAACTAAAGGTTCCCTATGAACTAGCAGAAACTCGTAAGTACACTGTGGACTTCCAGCTTCCCAATGGGATAATCATAGAGACCAAGGGACTGTTCAAGACAGAGGATCGTAAGAAACATCTTCTGATCCAGAAGCAGCACCCAGAGTTGGACATCAGGTTCGTCTTCTCTAATGCTAGGGCCAAACTCTATAAAGGCTCTAAAACTACATACTCTACTTGGTGTGACCAGTACGGTTTCAAGTGGTCTGATAAAGTAATCCCTACAGAATGGATCAATGAATGAAAGACTACATCTTCTTTATCTTTGGAGCCTTGTTTGGAAGATTGTCTGATCGGGCATTCGAAAAGGTTTCTGATGATTACCTTCTACTCCAAGAGCAGAGGATCGACGACGAGATTGAAGACCGTATGTTTGACTTGGGTATGACCAAGATCACCATCTTCCATGTCAATGAAGGCCCTATCCACCGTGATAGTATCCCAGATGATGAGGATGTCCCTGATCGGTGTGAATGGTTCTTGGAAGTAAAGTGTCTTGTGAACGATGAGACTGACCTATCGGATACTGCCTTGTGGTTTGCTAACTTCAATGAGGCTTATGATATTGTCAACCACTTCTATAAGAATGTAGAACCAAAGGTGATCTTCGTATGACAGGTAAAACAGCAGTAGTGTTCTCTTGTGCCCACACTGACCCTTCTGTAGTCAATGAGAGGTTTAGTTGGTTGGGTGAGTTCTTGTATGATCTCAAGCCTGACTATGTGTTTGACTTGGGGGATGGTGCTGATATGCGTTCCCTTAACACCTATGACACCCGTTACCCTCAAGCTATTGTATCTCAATCCTACCAAGCAGACATTGAACACTACAATGATGCAATGGAACGTATGCGTTGGAAGTTCCGCTATCACAAGCGAAAGCAACCTGCATACATTGGGTTTGAGGGTAATCACGAGAACAGGATCAAGAAGGCCATAGCACAAGACCCCCGACTAGAGGGTTCCAAGTATGGTATCTCGTTCAGCCACCTACAAACTGATCATTGGTTTGATGAGTATCATGAGTACCATAACTCAGCCCCTGCTGTAGCTGACTATGATGGTGTCTCTTATTCTCACTACTTTAGTTCTGGTAACTATGGTACAGCTACATCAGGGATGCACCATGCCTATAGCATCATCTCTAACAGGAACCATAGTTCTACTTGTGGACATAGTCATAAGCGTAGTCTGTACTTCAAAGACTCTGCCCACCCTCGACCTATCATCGGTCTTGTAGCTGGTTGCTTTAAGGGTGCTGAAGAGTCTTGGGCTGGTCAGGCAAATACTGAATGGTGGAAGGGGGTAGTTATCAAACGAGTACTTGATCACTGTGTCTATGAACCAGAGTTTGTATCTATGAAGAGGCTACAAGAAATCTATGGGTAAACTAAAGGTCTTGGATTTGTTCTCTGGTATTGGTGGCTTCTCGTATGGTCTGGAAAAAACAGGATTATACGAGACAGTTGCTTTCTGTGAGTGGGATAAGAAATGCCAGTCTGTGCTAAACAAACATTGGCCTAGTGTACCTAAGTTCTCTAATATTGCCAACTTGATTTGCTTTGATCAAGAGACACTGACGGATATCCAAGAGGGAATCATAGTCAATTCTAAGATTGATGTGATTACTGGTGGGTTCCCTTGTCAAGACATCTCTTTGGCTGGTAAAGGTGCTGGTATAGAAGGGGAACGTTCTGGCTATTGGAAGCACTATAAGCGTCTGATTAAAGACATCCAACCAAAAGGGGTTATTATTGAAAACGTCTCCGCCCTTCGCAATAGAGGATTGGACCAAGTGCTTCAAGACCTCCATGAGGTCGGGTATGATGCAGAATGGCATTGTATTCCATCTTCCCACCTTGGTGCCACTCACCAACGGGACCGCATATGGATCATTGCCTACAGTCGCAGCCTCAGAGGGGAAGGATTCAAGTCGTTGGAGTGTATTGGCACGTCTGGACAAGGGAGGGAGGGTCGCAAGACGAATTTGCAGCGCATCTACAGTAACCCCTTTGGACGATCCGATAGTATCCCTCAACCCTTGCTTTGCGGAATGGATGTTCGACTTGCCGGAAGGGTGGACAGACTTAAACAAGTAGGTAATTCTGTATACTGGCCTATTGTTGAACAACTTGGTATTCATCTACATAGGAACTTGGTAGATGGGTAAACGTAGTGACTTCCCAAAGGTAGCCAAAGACTTCTATGCCACGATAGACCCCAAGGCAACAGAACCACTTATCCCTTTCATTAGGGGTAAGACTTACGCAGAACCTTGCTATGGCAATGGTGACTTGGAAGACCTGCTGATGGATGTAGCTGTATGCAAATGGCGTAGTGACATTAGGGAGACAGTTTCTAGTTCTAAAGTTATGGATGCTCTGTCCTTGACTAAAGAGCAACTAGAGGGTATCGACTTGATTGTAACCAACCCGCCCTTCACTAGAACTGTCCTGATGCCTATGTTAGACCACTTCATTACCTTGAAACCTACTTGGTTGCTGCTACCTTCTGATCTGATGCATAATGTCTACTTCGGTGAGGCTATGCGTAGGTGTTCTAAGGTTGTGTCCATAGGAAGACTTAAGTGGATCAAGGATAGTCCACATGCCAGTGTAGATAACTTCTGCTGGTACTTCTGGCCACAGCATTCAATCCAACAAGAAACCGTGTTCAAAGGAAGAAACAAATGATCAATCTGCAACCCCTACCCACTCCCGAGAAAAGCAGCACTGTTCTGCAAGCCACAATCTTTGCCCTTGTTCGTCAGGTCTTGACCATTGGGGGGACCGTTCTGGTAGCTAAGGGCTATCTTGAGGCTTCTGACGTTGAGCCTATCGTAGGTGTCATCCTGACACTGACTTCTGTGGTGTGGTCAATCATCGACAAACGTAATCGTTAAGCCTTTCTGTAGGAGAGTGGAATGACTACAAAACTTGAAGATGGTGTTGAGAGTGGTTGGAGTTACTTTGATTTGGTAGAACAGAAGACACCTACAGAAATGGTTAAAGAGTACGCTAAAGTAAGTGGTCAAGTTCCTGATAACTTCTTGTACCAAAGACTTATGGGAGAAGAGTTTGACGAGTGGGCCGACGAGACTACTACAAACGACCCTGCTGCTGAACTGAAAGAACTAGCAGACCTCTTGTATGTCATCTACGGCTATGCTAATGCTCGTGGGTGGGACGTAGAAGAAGCCCTAAAGCGTGTCCATGAGAACAACATGGGGCGTATGTACCAACCGGATGGAACCATTCAGCGTAGAGCAGATGGTAAGATCGAAAAGAACAAAGACTATCCAAAAGTTGACCTATCGGACCTTATCAAATGACAGTACAAGAACTGATCAACAAGCTAGAAACCATCAAGGACAAGACTGTACCTGTCGTGTTGGTGCAATGGTCTATCCAGAACCCCTTATGCGCCAAGGCTGATGTAACTACAAATAGGATTGTGGT